TGACGGCGGCGCGGATCACGATCAAGGAGCGCGGCCGGAGGGACTCCGCACTCGGCCGCGTGCTCCAGCTCAAGATTTTCGCGGAGGACTACCGGCCGCTGGGCTGGCGGGAAATTTGGGACGCCTTCGCCGCGGCCTATCCGGGCCGGTGGGCCGTCCAACTCTTTCCGCCGGCGGAGCGGCTGATCGACGAAAAGAACGTGTACCACCTCTTCGTGCTGCCGGGCGAGCCGGCGGGGCTGGACTTGAGATAAGAGGCGCGCCATGGCCGTGCAGCTCGAAGCCCACACCCTGCGGTGGCGCGGACTCTCGACCGACCGCAAGCCGGGCGTCTACCGTGAGCGGGAAGGCGGCGAGATCCAGCGCCCGCCGGTCGGCTCGGTCTTCACCGAGATCGACACCGGCCGGCGCTACGTCTGGACCGCCAGCGGGGCCTGGGAGCGACAAGAGCAGACGGTCGAGGCCCTGCTGGAGCGACTGATCGAAACGAACCTGCGGATTCTCGAAACGCTCGCGGCCACTCAGCGCGGGCATGAAGAGTATGCGTGGGGCCAAGAAGCTCCCCCTGAGTGATCACCAAGAGGCCCGACAACGAGGGCCAAGGAGAAGACGCGATGGGACTGAAGACCGACGAGCTGCTCGAAAACCTGATCGCCATGCAGGGGCCGCTGGGCCTGGCGCGCATGGCCGGCGAGCACGAGTCCGTGATGACCACGGCGGCCGTCGCCGGCCTGGTGGTCCGGCCGACCACGACCAGCCTGCTGACGATCCACAACGGCGAGAACTACGGCGGCAAGTCGCTGGTGATCGACCGCCTGTTCTCTTTCCAGCTCGTCTCCGCGGCGGCCCTGTCGTTCTACACGATGTGGTATTGCCTCCACGTCCGGCCGATCAACGTCGCCGAGGGGCCCAACGAGATCACCTCGAAGTGGGGCACCGGCGACGGCCGCGGCCCGTCGATGGGCCCGGTCCGGGCCGAGGTCGACGCCACCGTGATCGACGACGGCTGGTTCCCCTGCGGCGGGTCCGGCCCGGTCGAGGCGACCGGCGTCCTGCCCGGCGGCGGCACGGAGTGGGAATGCAAGGGGCGCCTGGTGGTGCCCCCCGACCACTCGATCAGCCTGCACGTGTCGGCCTCCTCGGTCAACGAGGACTTCACCGTCGGCGCCTCGTGGTGGCGGACGCAGCTCTGAGGCAGGATCGAGAGGCCCGCGAATAGCGCGAATGGCGCGAATGGGCTCATGAAAAAACAATTCGTCTCATTCGCGTGATTCGCGGGCCGCCCCAAAGGAGAATCGCGTGCTCGGTTCGCTGGTTGAAATCACGCCGCCGGCCGTCGCCGTCGTGTCCGCCGCGGACATGAAGCGGTACCTGCACGGCGTGGCCGAGGACGAGACGGACGCGGACCTCGAGGCCCTCGTCGAGGCGGCGACGGGGTACGCCCAGACGTGGCTTTCGCAGCAGCTTATCACCGCGACGTGGGACCTGGTGTTGCCGGGCTTTCCGGCCGGCGTGATCGAGTTGACCCCGCCGCTGCAAACCGTCAGCTGGATCAAGTATTACGACGGGAGCAACGCGCTGCAGACGTGGGACGACGGCTACTACGAGGTCGACGCCGACCACAAGCCGGGGCGCGTGCAGCCGGCCTACGGCTACACGTACCCGTCCACCTACAGCCGCATCGACGCCGTGACGGTCGAGTTCCTGTGCGGCTACGGCGACGCGGCCACCGACGTGCCGGCCAATATCGTCCTGGCCGTCAAGGCGTTGGTCGCGTTCCTTTACGAGAACCGCGGGACGGCGCCGGAGAAGGCGCCCGCCTCGGTGGAGCGACTGCTGAGCCTCTCGGGACATGGAGCCTATGCCTGATGTGTGCCGTAGCGATCAACCCCGGGCGGCTGAAAACCTCCGTGGTGATCCAGCACAAGAGCGCGGGCCGGGACACCAAGGGGGCCAGAACCGCCGAGAGCTGGAGGACGCTGGCCACGGTGTGGGCGGAGGTTCTGCCGGTGGCCGGGCGCGAGGGATGGAACGTCAAGCAGATCGACGCGGAGCTGACGCACGGGGTAGTGATGCGCTACCGGTCGGACGTCACCAGCCGCCACCGGCTGAAGGTGGGGACGGCGATCCTGAACATCAAGGGCCCGCCGCGAGACGTGGGGAACGCGCATGTGATCTTGGAGCTGGACTGTATCGAGGAAGAGGACTGATGGCCGCGACCGCGATCACGCTGATCGGCGACGTGGAGCTGAGGCGCAAGTTTGACAGCCTCGCCCCCAAGCTCCAGCGCAAGGCCCTGCGCCGGGCGATCACCAAGGCGGCCCGCGTCACGGTCAAGGCCGCCAAGGCGGAGGCACCGAGCGAGACGAAGACCCTGCAAAAGGCCCTCGGGTATCGCGTGTTCACCTTTCCGAAGGCGGCGCCGACCGGCGTCGGCGCCGTGATCGGCGTCAAGAAAGATGCCCGCGGCAAGGTCCAGCGGTTCCGCCGCGGGGTGCTGCGGGGCAAGCGGGGGATGCGGATCGCCAAGAAGGGCGAGACGGCCGCCGCCTACCGCAACCCCGAAAAGTACCTGCACCTGATCGTGCTCGGCACCAAGCACAGCAAGGCCAACAACTTCCTTTTGCGGGCCGCCCAGCGGAGCCGCGGCGATTCGATCCGGATCATCGCCGAGGACGTCCGCGTCCAGCTCCAAAGCGAGAGCCCCACGAAATGACCACGCTTGCCGACGCCCTGCAGCTATACCTCTCCGGCCAGCCGAGCCTCGGCGAGGCCGGCGCGCGGGTGTTTCAGGACACGCTGGACCAGTCTACGCCGCTGCCGGCCGTGCTCGTGCGCGATCCCGAAGAGATCGGCGGGCATCACCAGACCGCGGCGGATGGCACCGTCGAGGCCCGCGTCCAGGTCGACGCCTGGGCGAAAACCAAGACCGAGGCGGCCGGCCTGCAAAAGGCACTCCGCGAGCTGCTCGACGGCTACCCGCGCGGCAAGCTCGGCGCGGACGGCCAGACCATCGACGTGGAGGGGATCCACCTCGAAAACCGCTACCTGCACGACCACGCGGGCGACGACGCGAGCGACTCGAACGATTTTCAAGCGATCCTGGACCTGACCGTCTGGTACCGCGAGAGCGTGCCCGACTTCGACTGACCACTGACCACCGACCACTGACCACCCACCACTCCCATGACCAACTACATCGCTACCGGCATCACCGTGTCGTTCGGGGCCTTGACCGGCGAGATCCTCGACGTCGACCGCGGCAACGACACGGTGGAGGCGCAGGACTCGACGCACCAATTGTCACTCGAAGAGTGGCGGGAACACAACGCGGTCGGCGCGCTGAAGCAGGCCGGGCCGTTCACGCTGCTGGCCCACTGGGGCGGCACGATCCCGGCGGTCGGCACCCAGGACACGATCACCGTCACGCTCCCGAGCGGCGGAACCGACTCGAACGTGGCCATCCTCCAGGACGCCGGCGGCTTTTCGGGCAAGCTGGGCCAGAAGATCACCACCGAGATGAGCTTCCTCAGCACCGGCGCGCCGACGCACCCCTGATCGAGCTCTTGGAGCTTAGCGCTTAGCTCTTAGCACCAAGAACCAAGAACCAAGAACCAAGAACTAAGAAGGAACCTCCTGATGGCCGACACGTTCACCGCATCCGTCGAGCTCAAGACCAGCGTGCAGCAGACGTTCGACACCGCCGCCGGACCGGCGGCCGGCACGCCGAAGGTCACGCACGCCAACTGGGACTTCAAGCACTCACTGAGCGCCTCGAGCACGCCGCCGTTCACCAAGCACGCCGTCGAGCAGAAGGCCCTGGCCGCCGGCGCGGGCACGATCAACCTGAGCGCCACGTTTGGGTTCAACGGCGAGGCCGTCGATGGGACGGGCCTGAAGGTCCAGGCGATGAAGCTGCGCAACCCGAGCACCAACGCGAACAACATCACGATCACGCCGGGCGCCGCCAACGGCTACGACTTCTGCGGCGCCGCCTTTTCGATCACGCTGGAGCCCGGCACCGAGGTGCTGATCTACTGCCTCGACACCGCCCCGGACATTGCCGCCGCGGACTGCACGCTTGACATTGCCGGGACCCTCGTCCAGGTCCTCGACTTCGAGTGCCTGATGGGCTGAGAAGCAGGGGTCAGGAGTCAGGAGTCAGTGTTGATTCTGCCCCTGACGCCTGATTCCTGACCCCTGACCCCTGACCCCTGATCCACCATGCCAGCCGAACAGATCAATCCCGCCGACGACCCGCGCAAAGCGCAAGCCGAGGGGGCGGGGCCGGAACAAGAAGATTACGGGCCGGAGCTCGACGCGGAGACCATCCTGGCCGCCGACGACCGGCCGATGGTGCAGGCGTTTGCGCCCAAGTGGGGCGGCCACGTCTGGCTGGACACCATGGCCGGGCGCGAGCTGGACGACTACGAGCGGTACCTGGCCAATCACGTCGACGCGACGACCAACGAGTTCGTCGACTGCGATTGGCGGGCGAACTTCCTGGCCCGCTGCATCTGCGACAAGAACGGCCGGCGGCTCTTCAGCGAGGAGCAAATCGTTGCCCTGGGCCGGAAGTCGGCCGACACGCTGGACTATTTGTTCGGCATCGCCCAGCGCCTGAACAAGCGCACGCAGCGGGACATCGACGACCTAAAAAAAGCATCCGCCGCCGCCCGAGCTGGCTCCTTGCAGCCCGACTCTGCCGAGACCTCGGAGGATGGCGGACACCCGGCGAATGCCTCCGAGACCTGAGCGCCATTGAACTGGCCGAGTGGCAGGCCACCTACGAGGTGGAGACGGTCGGCGACGAATTGGCGTGGAAACTGAACGGCCACCTGGTCGCGGCGCTGCACAACACGGCGGCCTTCAGCCGGCCGCGGCAGCCGCTGGACGCGGAAGACTGCCTCTGGCGGCGGAAGCCGAAAGAGGCAGAGATCCACCAGGCGGCCCGAAGACCGAGCCACGTCGCCCGGGTGATCGCGAAAGTGAAGGCAATTTTCCCCGGCCTGCGTTGACTCCCTGACCCCTGACCCCTGACCCCTGACCCCTGACTCCTGCTTCCCCCATGGCCACGATCGCCAGCCTGGTTGTGAGCGTCTCGGCCAATACGGCGAAGTTCAGCCGGGACATGAGGGGGGCATCAGCCACGGTGGGCAGCTTTGCCGGGTCGGTGAAGGCGAATCTCCCGC